CCGCCGGGCTTCTGTACAGCATGTGTACAATCGAACACAACTGGCTCGCTAAAATTATCCAACATATATTGTAGACCAGTGAAGTCGACAACCAATGTGTTATATCCAAAACTTGTTCCTCGTTCGGTAATCCAAACTTCTTTAGCACCTTCTGTCTTAGTTAATATACCAGCCATATCCCACGGTGCAAGGAACTGCCCTTTTTTAATATTAACAATCTTATCCGTTTCACAAGCTGCTTGTAGCAAGTCAGTTTGTCTGCAAAGGAATGCAGGAATTTGTAATACATCTACACACTCATTAAAGTATGATGTAATCATTTCAATTTGATCAACGTCATGTACATCTGTTAGTGTTTTGACACCGTGTACTTCTTTAATTAATTTAAAATCATTTAGCGTGTTAGCAAGTCCTACACCTCGTTTATTACCTAAGCTAGAACGGTTTGCTTTATCAAAACTTGCTTTAAAGATATATTCAATACCATACTTATCACATACTTCCTTACACTTCTGTGCAATATGTGATGACTGTGTTAACGACTCATGCTGACATGGTCCTGCTATAATTCTCATTTGCATTCCTTACAATTACAATCTTTAATGAAGAAATATACAGTAGCCATTACAAACCACATCCATGTCATTTCTCCAATGCCTAATAAAGTGTTACCGTGTGACATGGTAGGCATGTCCATGGCGGCACCAAAGCCCATTGGCCCTGGCATCATATCTTGTATTAAAAAATATATTCCTAATACTAAAAAAAGTACTCCTGCTATAGTGTGTCTCATTACCAGCCAATCCTTTCCCACGGCACATCTTTATTTCCAAAGTGTCCGTATACACAGTTCTTACTATATTCGTTAAACGTAAATAAATCAAGTTTGTCAATAATGCCTTTTGGCGTTAAGTCTATTTCACTACGAATAAATTTTTCAATACTTTTATTGTGTCCATTACTATCAATATATATGCTAGTTGGTTCTTTAACACCGATAGCATAGCTAAGTTGAATTTGACACCAGTCAGCCATGTCGTCTGCTACTACATTCTTTGCTAACCAACGTGCCATGTAAGCAGCACTTCTATCTACTTTTGTAGGATCCTTACCACTAAAGGCACCGCCACCGTGAGGAGCAAAGCCGCCATAAGTATCAACAATAATTTTACGACCTGTAACTCCGGCGTCACCATCGGGGCCGCCAATAACAAAATTACCAGTAGGGTTAAGATGCCATTTTGTATTCTCATCAACTAAATCTCCTAGTACAGCCACTGCCGCTTGTTTGGCTAGTGCCGTTGCTAATTCATTTTTGCCTTCAGCATGTTGTGTACTAATAACAACTTGATCGGCTCGTTTTGGTATTCCACCTTCGTACTGTATACTTACCTGCGACTTTGCATCAGGACCTAAAAAGTCTACAGTCTTCCTTACACCATTTAATGCTTCTAAAATACCGTGTGCATAGTATATAGGTGCTGGCATATATGCCGCTGTTTCATTTGTAGCATAACCAAACATAATACCTTGATCGCCTGCTCCGAAGTCGTCTGTTCCAAGTGCAATGTCTGCGCTCTGTGAATGTATTTCATTATAAAACTTTAACGTATTCCAATGAAACCCTTCTTGCTCGTAGCCAATTTCTTTAACTTTATTTCGAACAATGTGTTCTATAGCTGCTTTAGTTACGTTAAAGTTTTTTACTTCGCCTGCTACTGTAACCATGTTAGTAGTTACTAGTGTTTCAATAGCAACACGAGTTGTATGGTCTCCATTCTTAAGACCCGCATCTACTAATGCATCTGATATCTGGTCAGCAACTTTGTCTGGATGTCCGTTGCTTACGCTTTCGCTTGTAAAAATGTAGTTATTCATGATTCTCCTTAACTGTATAATACGTTGTTACTAAATTGTCTAATAGTTTTTTTAATGTTGGGTATACTAAGCTCAGTTTACATAGCTCTTGCCACTCTGCATAGTTTAACAAGTCACCTTGTGCTCTTGCTATTCCTGCTGGGTCACCGCCAATGATCCAGCGTGGTATTGTATTGTGTGGGGGGTCTCGATAATGAGCATACACAACACCGTCGTTACGCTCGTATATCAATGCTTCCCCAGGTATCATTTTATTTTTCGATTGCGACATCTAGTTTACCTTTTTTATTAACGTTATTATAAACTACTATTCCGTCTATGCTGTGTTGAATCATTTCGGTCCAGTAAGCCTGGTCTTCAATTATTAAATGTGCGTTACGCCCGTCTGTTAATCGTTTACGGGCAGGTAACGTATCTATTCTTAACCAAACATATTTTGTAGAAAGTGTGTCTATATGTTGTAACACTTGACCAATAAATTCGGGTTCAATGTGTTCTAGCACATCATTACTAAACACACAATCTACTTCTGTTGCTTTGTTAGCATAATGCGATACGGCTGGGTCGTAGCCTGTAAATCCTGTAGTAGGATATTGTTCTTGAAGATTAGCAAGTATAATTCCTTTACCACAGCCGTAGTCAAGCACACTAGAAGGCTTCCATTGTTCCATGTAAGTATGGAACTCGCCTAGGTCTTTCATCTTCCCGCCAAAGCCTCTTTTACGTGATACATCAGCATGTATTACTCGAAGCTCTTCCATGTACTTTGGACTATACATTACTTTGCTAATGAACCAACTGTTCGACGTTTAATGTCATCATGATTAAACTCAGCCCAGTACAATTCAAATGCTACTCCATCTTCAATTCCTTCGAACTGATGTATCTTGCCTGGCTTCACTTGCATAAAGTCACCTGGGTTTAAAATAGTCTCGTCTACTAGTCCTTGGTCATCTTGCCAAACACGTACTAGCATCTTTCCTGATTCAACAAAGAAGCCGTTCCATTTAAATTCATGTTCGTGTTCTGAACATTTGAAACCTCCTTTGTATTCTATGCGGTGAAATTCTAATACACCGTTTGCATGGATCAATTCTGTTTGACCCCATATTTTTCCTGCTTTTAAAGTCATCTATGTTCTCCTATCTATAGTAACTGACCAAAGTCTATAACTTCACTTTGTCTACTTATTTCCTTAATAAAATATGCACATAAAGGATTATCTCCTTCTTCAATTGGTATTGCAAGCAACTGATTGTTTTTTACTTTTGGAAAATACCATTTTACATCTGAGTAAAAATTAGTTATTTTTATACTACCAAAGTCAACTTTGAAACTAGTTAGTGGGTTCATAAGGAATGCTTCGAATCCCCTGTCATTGATACTAGTTAACGGAAGTACTTCTAAGTCCGCACCGCTTTCACTATCTCCCACTGCCATAGACCAGTCAACTGGCATCATTATTTCTTTACCGTTTATTTCCATTACCATTGCAGGAGCACTGAATGATTCTAAAAATATCATCGGAACAAAAAAGAAGTCTGTGTCCTTTGGATCACTGTTGTCTAATACAGCAAATCGGATTTCATCTTCAATCTCTTCCGGCATGTTATTCAATTCGAATGACTTATTTTCTAGCGTTAATATTCTCATAATTTTAGTTCCATTCTACTTTTTCTATTGTGAAAGGATATTCTGCTTCCTTATAGAATTTTTTACGTTGGGTTAAATGTCTCTTCGCATACTTACATGTTGATGTTAAATCCCATATCTGTACGAAGTCCTTGTCTTTCGCCTTTCTTACGCCTCTGCCTATTGATTGAATAACCCTAACAAAACTCTTGCCTGGTTCAAGTAGAACAAGATTAAATATACGAGGAATGTTAAGTCCTACAGCTGCAACTCCGTACGTTGCAATGATAACTTCATTAGTTCCTTCGCGTATTGTGTCGTATGTTTCTTTTCGATCTTTTACTTTTACACTGCCGCTAATAAACGTACTGTTAGGAATAAGTTCTGCTAACTGTTGTCCTGCACTAATTCTGTCTACTAGTATTAATGTGTTACCACTTTGTGATACTGTGTTTAATAATTTGCCTATATAGTCTAATCGATTTTTGTCTGATACTAGATACTTTAGTTCGGATTGATAATCGCTGTGCCCAACAATGTCAACCAGCTGAACTACGTTAACATGACATTGTGCAAGTACACCTTTGTCTTGTAATTCTTTTGCTGATATGTTGCCAACCACAGGACCAATACTTGCATGTATCGATTCAAACTCAAACTTCTCTTTAGGTATAGTACCTGTAAGTCCCCAACGTATTGGAGCATTACGTAAATTTTGTGTAAGTAATTTCTTTAGTACTTCTGCTTTTGCTTGATGCACTTCGTCAATAATAACTGTACTGACTCCATCAAGAAACTCAGCAAGACTCAATACAGCAGATCCATCTTTAGTTTTCTTATCTAGAATGTTTAGACTCTGCCAAGTACAAATAGTATGTGTACACCCTAGCATCTTCCTATCGCCAAAGTACACGCCAACATCAAGACCACAGTTAATATAATCCTCTTCCGTTTGTTCAACAAGAGATTTGTTTGGCACAATAACAAGACTACGTCCGTAAGGCTCACTGATATGACTTAATGTTGCTGTAGTAATAGTCTTTCCTGCACCAGTAGCAATCTGTTGCAAGCTCTGCGGATTTGCAAGAAAGTTGTTGATGGCCTCTACTTGATAGTCACGCAATATAATTTCAGTGCCAGCAACAGGATGATCCTTAGGCCATACTACACCTTGGTCTGCCCAATAGCGTTCTGTAACTGGAGTGAATTCTAAATTTACTTTTTGTCTTTCATCGACAATGTCAACTATCTCAACATTGTTCTTTTGTAGTTCTGCTACTACAACGTCTAAGTGATTAACATACCCGGTGCCGCCTATACCAAAGAATGCAACCTTACCATCCCAACGTCCAAGTTTATATTGTGGCATGTATTTTGCATAAGGCACTTCAAACTTGAGCTTGTTTGCAATCTTACGGCGTGTATCTACATCTAAGCCTTCTAGCTTAATGTTTACTTCATCTTGTATTATTAATCTACATGTGCTCATATTTTCTCTACTTGGTTACCTCTCCAAAGTGCATCACTGTCATAATGCATAACTAGATCTAACTCACCTAAGTATGTTTCAACTTTTTGATTCTGTCTTGAGTGAGTAGTAATGCCTGTAATTGGCTTCCACTCAGAAGTCAATAGCGGCTTTGGAACTTTATTAGTACTAATATACACTATTTTAGTGGACTTGTCAACCGGATTATTTAATCCTTGTTCTTTAATGTACCTGTTAAACTCTTGTGCGTCAAGGTCTTTATTTTCCATTCGGAACATAACAGTCATACTTTCTTTAGCAATGACTCCATTAAATGCACGATTAAATTCTACTAATTCGTCAGCAGCTTGTTTTTCGTTTAATACAATTACTAATGGAAACCTGTATAGTTCTAGTACAGTCTCGACTAAATTATTAATGCTATAAGTATCAGGCTTTACTAACACTTGCGTTTTATTTCTTTGTATTATTTTTTTAGTTAACGGTAGTAATGATTTAATTGTCTGTTCTAAATCTGATTGATCAAAATGAGACAACCCTAGTAACTCTTTTCTATCATAGAACTTGTACAAGTTGTCAGGTGAAGGTTCGCCTAATGACGACACAACATACTCGACTCCGTTCTTGTGCAGGTTCTTAAGATTAAAATTATAGATACCGGGTACGTGTTCGTCCTTGTTTTCCATTATATTTAATATCTTCCCGTGTTGGTTAATTAACTGCTCTTCAATTTCGAAGTGCGAGTTTTTGTACTCTTCGACTATATAATAAATGTTTACTTCGTTTAATTCAAAACGATGTATTTTTTCTATCTTGTCGTATCCTAAGTGTGTTACTTTGCCTTTAAGGTTTTCTTTTTTAGAAATTAGTTTTTGATTAAAAACAAATCGCACACCTATTGTTGGGCCGCCTTCGTCATCAAGAATTTTAATCCATTTAGCTCTGTCTAATTTTCTTAACGGTAATCGCAAACTATCAAACATACGGTTAGTAGTATAACCGTAATCAGTAAACTGTGGAACATACATTTGTAGTTTCTCTTTAACAGCTTCGTACTGACGATCAGTAAACCCTACACCTTTAAACGTTTGCCTAGCAATGCTACTTAAAAAACTAATGTCAGAAGCTACCAAATTAAACTTTGGTCCTTCTTGCAATCCTACTAGGATTTCTAAACAATCTTCGCAAGTCTCAATAGACATCATGGTAACAGTTCTCCTTTAAACTATATACATTTTACTACAAAACCTCTATGAAGTCAAGAAGTTATTTGGTCTAGTAAGTATCTTAATGGAATTCCTGAAGCAATTTCATGGAGGGTGTGTTCGGTATGTACATAGTCGTTCAGCCATTGCTGCCTATCAGGCATTGCTGGATTTTCTATATCATGTAGGAAGTCTATATCGTTACCAACTTCATACGCCAACGAGCTGGTGCCTACAAACGCTGGAATGCCGTTAAGCACACTATGAACGCCCGGGTTACTAGAGTAGCTTACAGTAGCGTGTGCGTTGTTAAATGACATATCAAAGTCATCATATGTGCCATTAAGTTTTTTTGGTTGTTGTCTATAAACATTCTTAAATCCGTCTTCAATATTTGGTAGAGGACATCTAGGATGAGGGCGAAATATAATAGGGCGTTCACTGTGTGTTCGGATAGTTTTAATAGTCTCTATTACCCATTTACTCTGTACTGGCATTCCTGCCCATTGTAAACTCATAGCGTGTTGCCCGCATAAAAGTATGTGGTCTCCTTGTGTTCGCCAAGGTGTTAACGATAGACCAAGTAGACGGTGGCGATCACTGTTATTATCTCTAGGGCTAAAATAAGCAGCTCTATTAATCCCATTAAGACCAACCTTCCATGTTACTCCTCTACGTATGCCACCAACTTCTAATACTACTACTGGGCGTCCTAGCAAACGATTCTGATCCCAAACATCTTTGTTCTTTGCCATTCTTCCGTGCCATAGTACGCTCCATATAACAGCAACGTCATAGTTACTATAGTGATCGCCGACCCTATAGGGTTCATTATATATTACTTCGTGGCCAGCGTCCAGTATGCTTTGTGCAAAAGCTTCAAATACTGGCTTACTGTTTTGTGCGCCATAATCAGTGTAGAGACAAAAAATCATTGTTAAATACCTTATATACTTGTATTTAAAAGGATTAGCAAATGAAGAACATAACTGTGGTTACTACATTCCACCAACCAGGACTAGCATTATACGGGCAACGATTCTTAGAGAGTTTTGCAGAGAAAGTTGATAATAGGATTAAATTATTAGTGTACACTGAAGATTGCAATCCAGTAAATCCTAATCCAGAACAGATTACAATACTAGATGCAAAACAAGCATTACCTAAATTAAACGCATTTAAAGAACGTTGGAAGAATGACCCTAAAGCAAACGGCATACCTCCAATTGAAATAAAGGCTCGCAGACCACGCGATCACCACAAGGCTTTTAAGTGGGACGCTATACGCTTTGCTAACAAGACTTATGCTGTGTATGACGCTTGTGTGCGGTCTAAGGACTGGTGTGTATGGATGGACGCAGACACATTTGTACACAGTGATTGGTCGTACAATGAGTTTAAAGAGTGCTTGCCAGAGACATCGTGGATTACATATGTAGGCAGAGGCAAAGGATCACAGACGTGGCCTGAGTGTGGCTTTTACGGAATGAATTTAAATCATCCTGTGTGTCATGAGTTCCTTAAAGAGTTTGAAAGAGTATACGAAGATGCAGACAATGGAATATTCTTATTAGAAGAATGGCATGACAGTTTTGTGTTTGGAAACATTTTAAACAACATGAAGCGTGACTTTCCTAACGCACTTGACTACAGCGCAGATATGTATTTACGAGAAGCAAAGACTGGCGGAGGAGGACATCCTCTAATTAATACAGTACTAGGTAAATGGATAGATCACATGAAGGGCGATCGTAAAAACACTGGTAAAAGTTTACCAAAAGATATGATGATAACACGAAACGAAGACTACTGGAAATCTTAATATATGACAATGCCAAATGAAAGACGCTGGGCGGTTAACAATACTAGACAATTCTTAGTTGACTTAATGGATCCTAAGAAAACACCACGAGTACCTAAAGCAATACGACTTGAAGCGTATCGTTGCTTAAAGCATTACCCAGGTGAATACTACATGGAGAAAGCTGCTGAAGAAGCTCCTGAAGTATTTGGTGATTGGGACAGTGGATTAAATCCAATTATTAAGTGGGAGAGAAATCTAATACCATGAAAAGACCAAACCTTAAAGATGTTATAGTGCATCACGAGCCAGGGTTTAACAGAACTAACACAGGCAAAGTTACACAACTACTGTCGGCACAGTTCACATACGAAACTGCAGACGGACAGACTAGATTCTGTTTGTTTAAAGAAGATTGGAAACTAATTGAGAAGGGGTAAGGCTAGACCAATTTCAACAGTTGCAAGCCCGTGTATTAAGATTTGTAAATTTGATGCATTAGGCGAATATTGTATCGGATGTAAACGCACTCCTGAAGAAATGCGCGACTGGTATATAATGACTGACGATGAAAAAAATAACTTACTAGAGCAACTAGCAGTTAGGCAATAAACTTTCGCATATGTCTCCAGCAAGCGCCGCTTGCTAATTCAGTAAACTTCCAATGCATCATACTAATACGTTGTACCCATTTTTCTCTATCATACTCTAAAGGCGTTTCAATATGTTGGAAATCAGTATTTGATACTTCGGCGCATTGACTATTTCTTGGTTCTGTTAAGAAACAATGATACCCGTTTATTATAGGTCCAACTGCAGCACTACTATTATGATTAACTACTGCCCAAGCATTACGCATATCCTGTTCGTAAGGTGTACCAATCTTTGATATTGATATTGCACTTTGGCCTTTAAATTTTCTATGCAATGTTTGCAAATAGTTTTTAGCAAATCTGTCACCAGGGTGTGAGCGTATAATAATATGTCTATTAGTATATCGGCGTATGTTAGCAATAGTGTTTATAGTCCAAGCTTCAACATCTGCCCCTCCCATACTCCATCCACCGTTCCTTTGTAACATTAATACAATGTGGGCTCCTTTTGATTTAATAGGAGCTAACTGTATTCCAGTGTCTTGTGATATTTGTGTCCAACGTGCTGGGTCAACTTCACTGTCGCAATACTGTCCTGTACTAGGAAATATACCGTCGAAGCTATAACGTAGGTATCCATGCGGATTTGTTTTATCGTGATATAAGAATAAATTAGCATCAGCTGTAGCAGAATGTTGATTGTTAAGACGTTGAGTTTTTATAATATTTTTGCGTAATCTTAAATGCTCAGTAGTAGTGTTATCGTACACCCATCCTTGTATCATGCCAACATTACAGTCTAACAAATTATTTTGTTCGTGTAAAATGCCAATGTCGCCTACGGCATTAACACCGTTAACAAATTGTCTAAGCAACTCGGGCTTTTGCATGTTTTTGTTTCCAGCAGGAACAGTTTTTAAATAACTTACAACTTTCATGAATTAAGTAACTTCCAAGCTGTGCCGTTCTTTAATTCTTGTGCTGTAAATTGACAGTATGATAAGTGTTGTGCATATGCAATTACATCTGCTTTTTCTGGTATCAAACTCGCAGGCCGCGCAATGTCACGCAAGTCGTTACTACATAAAACAGAAGCTGCATTTGGTGCTAGTGCTATAGCAGGTATGCTATGTAGTACCGCTTCAGTTGCTGCAATACTATTATAAGTTACAAGACAAGCTGCTTGATCCAATGCGTCCCATATTGTATCAGTAGTTACACGTATGCGTCTATCTGGTTTTAATCTAATTTCTATCGGAGCATTAGTATATGTCTTGATTGTATCAACAGTTGTTTGCATCCATTCGTCTAAGTTCTCACCATAGAACTTCATTACCTTTTCACTTGGTGGACAGATTATAATCTTTTTATTATTCTTTCTCGGCTTACGCCATTTCCAATTAAGTTTGCCTAACCGTTCGTTGTCTCTGTCTACAATAGGACCTAGGTTTTGTAGGCCATTCTTTGATACTCGATGATAGTCTTTACGAGTCGAAGGTTGTAAATATCCAGTATCAATTGCATAATAATCTATATTATTTTCTATACAATACTTTAATGCTTTCTGACTTCCGCCACCAAGGCCTCTTATTACTAAGGTGTTCTTTGTGCCTTCTTGTAAGTTGAAGCTGCTAATCTTACCGCCACATCCTACAATGAAATCCTGCAAATAAGGATCATATTCTAATCCTTTTTTCTCAAGATCAAAGTCTTCAACACCTGGCGAAATCGCCGCTACTTTTATCCCCATTCTTTCCTCCGATATCTTTTTAATTGTTTCTTTTGTTTTATATATTTCTTCATCAGGATCTATAAGATTATGTAGGTAAGCAGTTAACAATGTTTTAGTTTTTTTAGGTAATGTTAAATCCTCTATTTCAAATGTCCTAGATTTTAAATCTCGTATTTCTTGGTTTAAGTCTTTTACTTTAAGTGCGTTCATCTTAGATTGTGCTTGATACCAAAGAGGACTAAATGCACAATTTGCGTATGCTTCAAACCAAGGCCCGCCTTCTGTAAAATGCAATGCTTTAGGTTGTCCGTCACGTACTGGTTTGTACCATCCAACTAACCAATTCCATTCATGACTAATCTTTCCTATTAAATTATCGTCGAGCCAACTAAACCTATGCATGTACTTGCCATCATACTTTGGATCATTTACTAATTGTTTGTCAACAATTTTATTAGCAGAATGACCACAGTTCCATAATACAGCACTTGACCAATTCTTACGTGGATAATTTAATTGCTTTTGTCCGTCCATCTTTTCACCTTCTTTAGGTGTATAATCATGATGAACACACATAACAGCATACTCTTCTTTTGCTTGATCAAACAGTTCTTTAATGTCTGATAAAAATAAAAAGTCGCTGTCTATAAACAATGCCCAGCCTCTGTGCCCCATTAAGTCAGGCACTAAGAACCTTGTAAATGTAAACTCAGTACTAGCAAGGGCATCTTCTTCACGCCAGTACATTTGATCTCTTCTAAGGGTATGTTGTTTTAAAGGTACAATTTTAACTGGAACTGTTGCGTGTTCTAGTATGCTTGCTTTACAAACATCAAAGGCTTCAGGCTCACGAGAGTCCCAACCTACATAAATTTTTAAAGGTTTAATTTTCTTATCTTCGCTCAATATCTGACTCCACGCAATTTGTTCCGTATTGTATTTCTACAAGTTTAAGTGTTGTTTCATGTTCGTTGGCAAGTTGATGCCATGTTCCTACAGGTATATGTAGTGACTGGTGTTGTGTATAAACTCCTAATGTATCTACATCAGTTTTATTATTAACTGTATACACTGTTGCTGTACCTTCTGCAACAAACCAATGTTCGGCACGTTCTTTGTGGCGTTGCATTGACAACTTGCCTCCTGGCGGTACAGCTAATTCTTTTACCTTAGTGTGTTCGTTATATTCGTGTATCACTCTATAATATCCCCATGTACGCTCTGTCTTCGGCGCTTTCCACTCTTCTAGTATCCAGCTCGAACTATTAGCTTTGTTTTCTCCACCAACTCCAAATACAAACTCTACACCTTCAACTATCATCTCGGGGATGTTCTCAGATGTTCGGTCGCCGCCATTAGCAAATATTATGTTATCGTTGGGATAGTGTGCCTTAACTTGTTTTATAAAATTTATAGCAGAATTATCATCGTCCATAAATGTAAAAACTTCGTCTACCATTTGTAAGTTGTTTACAATGCATAGACGCTCATTCCAAGGCATAAATGCTTTGCCTTTTTTACGCTCTAGCCATTCGTCTGAATTTAGGCCAACGATTAATCGCTCGCCTAATTTCTTTGCTTCTTTGAAATAGGCAATATGCCCACTGTGTAACGGATCAAATCCGCCAGTTACTAATACGATACGTTCCATGCTAGTATTTAGTGCGTACTTAATTGCCGGAACTATTTTATGATATTACTTCCAACCAAAAATGTAATCTTTTCTAACATTACTAAGTTCAACAGCACCGTGTTGTTTTAAGAATTCGCCAGCACAGTATTCCGAATCAGGATGTTGTTCACATACTATAATGGGCTTATACTTGAGCAATGTATTAATTGCTCCTTTAAGAATTTCAAGTTCGTAGCGTTCACAGTCAAGTTTAATTAGTCCAAACTTTGGTAAGTTTAAATCGTCAAGTCGACGAACAGGAATGTCGCCTTCGTCTTCAGTATCTTCAATAACGTGACTGGCTCCAGTGTTTACACTATCATAAACCATTTCAACATTAGTGTTTTTGTTACCTAATGCAAACTTGTTTATTGTTACATTTAAGCCTTGTACGTTTCTTTCTAAACATGTGTATACTTGTTCTAAAGGTTCAAATGCAATAACATGATTAAATCTTGTAGTTAATGGCTTTGCCCAAAGTCCAACATTGGCTCCAACATCTAAACAAACATCAAAGTCATTAACATATCTGTAGGCTTGTTCTCTAGTATCGTCTTGATACTCTGCAGGTCCGCCATTTTTAATTCGTTTTTTAATTAGACGTTCAAAGTGTGCGTCTGTACTTGGCATCCAATATTCATAAACTTGCTTCATGATTACACCTTTTGTAAATATACAATATATTTTATAACGTGTCTCGGTGGACCTTTCTTTACAGTAGCATGTCTTTCTGTAATGTCTTCACTAACAATTTTCCATCCAAATTGTTTGTTCTTCTGTTCGATTATTTCTTTCCACCAGTCAGGCTTTTCTATAATTAAGTGTGCATTCCTGCCGTCACTTAACCCTTTCTTTGCGGGGTGACATGCAATTAAATGATATTGATATTTGTCTGCTATACTGTATAAGTTATCCATAACAGTGTCTAGTTGATCGGGTTCAATGTGTTCTAACACATCGCTACTGTAAACTAAGTCTACTTTATCAGGAAGGGGAATTGGAGATGTAACAGGGTCGTAACTATGTACAGTAAGTTTGTCACTAGCAACAGAAGAACATGCCATTCCTTTACCGCAACCAAAATCTAAAATTGAGTTAATCTCATTTTTAGTAATTAACTCTTGTACACCTTTAGGAAGTACAGATGCATTTCCAAATGTTTTTTTACTATGTAAAGTTTGTAGTTCTTCTAGATACTTCTCTGAATGCATTTTTACCACCAATCCTATGTTGTATAATTCAACAATATTTATCTGGCAATAAATTACTGCTAGTAGTTACAGGCTTGCATCTTCCATGCCTGCTACTCTAAGTTTTACAACATTAGTAATCTGCCATTGTTTTTGATCGAGTCCTTTTAGTAAACCTAACCATTTGTTACGCATTAAGGCAAACTCGTTAATAATCTTTTCGTAGTCAACAACGTCTGCCTCACCGTCTACGTATTTTTCAACGTCACGGCTTGACAGAGCTCGTTGATAGTTTTCGAGATATTTTTTGAAAAACGAGCTACGCAATCTACGTAGCTCGATATTCAGGTAGTTAAGGATTGCTTCTATCTCTTGAAGTTGGTTAAAGCGTTGCTCAACAATGCCGGGCATTTCTGCAGCGGCACGTTCAACATTACCTTTGAGCTTTACTTCCTGACGTGCGTCTTGTAATTCATTTTCAAAGAACGCAACTGCACTAGGAATCTTATTAATATCTCTAGATACTTCGCTATACCAACCCATAATCTAATCCCAGTCCGCTTCTTCGTCTACTGCGTCAGTTTCATCAATGTCTAGGTAATAATTAATAGCCTTATCTAGCTCTGCACATGCGCCACTGGCGTGTGCCATTGTATCATCACCAACACCGTAATCAGCTAAAAGATCGACATAGCGTTCAGCAGCTTGCTCGACACTCTTCTTGTCAAGGTACTCTTTGAACACTGTCCATACTTCAGCAATTACTGATTCGTCATCAAATCCATTACTCATTAGTTACTCCTCAGCCACAGTTTCTGCAATGTCAACGTCCACATCCTCGTCTAACACTTCGTCGGTAATTACCGCAGGTTTCATCTTCTCGTTATATTCCATCATGATTTGATCAAGTTTGCCACCGACCATCCAAGCCTTACGATATTCAAGAACTTCTTCACCTGCTAGGTTAATATACTTGAGTCGGTTACCTTGTTTAACTAACAAGTTTTTCTTCTCAAATAATTCAACTAACCCTGAGTAAGGATTCATACCAGTTTCATAAGGAATCTTAACTTGCACACCTTCGAAAGGTTTTGCATAGCGTGTCTTCATTACTTTACAACCAGCACGTATACCCATA